GGTCTGCTTCTCGATCTGTCGTAGCCGGGCGTCGCCCTGCTTGGGGTTCTTGTTGTCGGGGTCGCGGGGCTCGCCCTTGGCGGTGTAGTCGCCGAGGACCTGGTTGACCCGTTTGGCGATCTTCTCGATGTCGTCGTCGGACAGGGGCATGTCGTCGTCCTTCCTGAGTTGTTCGGCGGTCTTGGCCAGGGTGGTCTTGGAGACGTTCACCTCGAAGTGCATGGCGTCGGGGGTGCCGGAGTAGTCGCCGCCCCAGCGGATGGTGTGGCCGACCTCGGCGAGGATCTTGTGGACCTCGTCGATCTCGGCCTGGGTGAAGGTGTTGCTGGTGGGGACGCCGTTGGGGTGTTGGGGGGCGTTGACGTCGATGGCGGTGCCGGAGGAGTGGTTGGACAGGCTGTAGGGGTTGTTCGCGTTGGCGCGGTAGTTGTAGCCCCAGCAGCCGGGGTCGACGAGTTTCTCGACGCGCTGGTGGAACTGGGCGGCGACGTAGCCGAGGACGGTGGCGACGTCGTCGTCGTCGCGGATGCCGGGCGGGAACGGGATGCCGGCGACGACGAGGGACCGCAGCGGCAGGTTGGGGCTGGCGGACCAGCCGTTCTGTGAGGTCGCCATCGCGGCCTCCCTTCTAGGTGCGGGTGCGGTAGGTGATCTTGAGCTTGTAGTGGTCGGCGCCGTCGGCGGTGAACCCGGTGTAGACGGTGGCCTGGGTGGGTCCGGGTCCGATCCGGATGCCCTTGAAGTCGTTGCGGGTGACGACGGATTCGGCCCAGGTGAGGTTGACGGTGGCCAGTCCCTTGCCGATGGCGTGCCGGGACCGGTCGGAGTAGCCGCCCACGTTGGAGTAGCTGTTGGGCTTGTTGGTCATCTCGTGCCAGCCGAGGACGAGGACGCCGTTGGCGCCCTGGTTCCAGTTGTCCCAGCGGACGGTGAACTCGACGTTGACGATCTCGGCGTCGGCGGGGAGGTTGGGTTGGAACCGGACGAGGCCTTTGGTGTTGCCGGTGCTGGGGAAGTCGGGGTTGTAGCCCTGGTGGATGTTGTTGCCGGGCTTCTGGCCGCCGTTGCCGTTGTAGCCCTGCTGCCAGGCTGCGGTCAGGGTCTGGGTCTTGGTGACCAGCTGGCCCTGGACGGTCCGCGGGTTGGAGAACTTGTCCTCGCTGGCGGCGTAGGTGGAGGAGCCGCCGTAGTGGGCGCGGAAGTACCAGGAGCCTTTGACGGCGGTCCAGGTCTTGGTGACCTTGGTGGTGCCGGTGGGGAGTGCGGTGGAGCCGAGGCTGGTCCAGGGGCCGTTGGCGCCGTTGCTGCGGTAGAAGGTGACGGTGCCGGTGGCGTTGGTGGGGGTGATGGTGGCGGTGAGGGTGATCTTCTGGCCCTCGGTGTAGGGGCCGGAGGAGATCGTCAGGGCGGTGGTGGTGGGTGGTTTGGTGACGGGGGGCTCGGTGGAGTTGTGGGTCATGTCCATGGATGCGGACTGGTTGCCGGTGGGTCGCCAGGAGTCGCCGTCCCAGTAGCGGATCATCGGGTCGCCGGGGTCGGTGCCGGCGAACACGGCGCCGGGGAAGAACGACGCGGAGATGGTGGACCATCCGGCGGCGTCCAGGGCTGTGGTCGCGGCGGCGTAGGAGTAGACGGGGGCGACCTCGATCGACTCGCCCGGCCCGACGGCGAACAGGCCTTCGATGTTGATCGGGATCTGGATCTGCAAGGTGTTGTTGTTGGACGCCTGCGTCATCAGTCCGAGCTCCCCGTTGTCGCGGCGCAGCGCGAAGCGGACCCCGCTTGCCGACGGTCGGAGGACTGCGGTCAGGTAGCCGTTGACCCGGATGATTCCGCCCTGGGTCGGTGGTGCGGTGAGGATCGCCTTCTTCATGCCGGGGACGGGGGTCCAGGCCGTTGTCGACGGCATGTCGCTGAATACGGCGGAGGTGGTCGAGGAGCCGAAGGTGGTGATGCCGCCGACGTCGGCGCCGGGGTCGAACCAGATCGACCCGAGGGGCCACCCGGTGCTGCTCCGGGTCAGCGTGGCGGCGGTGAACAGCAGGTCCGCCAGCCCGTTGCCGGTCGGGGTGAGCCGGAACCCGACCCGGGCCCGTCGCGGCGCGATCGGGCCGACGTCGACGGTCACCTCGTCGGGGACCGTGATGTCGGCGGTCAGGGTCTCCGGCGCGGCGGGGTCGTCGACCAGCAGCGACGGCGGATACACGATCACCTGCGAGGTGGCGTCCGGCAGCGCCTGCGAGTCCTCCGGCCCCCAGGCCACGACCGGCTCGACCGTCACCGTCGCCTGGGCCAGGTACTGGACGGACGCCTCGAGGTGCAGCACGTCCCCGGGGTCGACCTCGAAGTCGGTGAACGACCACAGGGTGCCCGGCGGCACCGGGTCCGGCTGCCCCTTGGTCCTGGTCGAGGACGACGCGTTCGCGGCGGCCAGCCAGTCGAACCGCTCCCCGCCGGCGTCCGGGGTGGCGCCGTCGAAGTAGGCCAGGTCGTCCGGGCCCGGCGCCGACCCCTCGCGGACGATGCAGGTGTCCACGTAGCAGGCCGTGCCGGCCACCGGCACCTCGGTGGACACCCCGCACATCACTGCGGTGCCGTCGGTGGGTGAGGTGAACTCGACGTGCGCCCAGGTCCACTCGTCCTTCAGCGTGACCGGTCCGCCGGCGCCGTGGAAGGTGACGTCGGGTCGCACGTCCGGGCAGTCGGAGGGCACGTAGACCCGGATCGACATGCACATCGGGACACCGGGCGGGACCGGGTCGGCCTGGATCAGCAGGTTGCTCTGGGTGGTGCCCGGCGTCAGGTCCGGCCAGGTCGCCTTGACCGACCGGGTGCCGGAGGCGAACTGCTCGGTTGAGTACTCCACGGCGGCCGGGGTCGCGCCACCGAACAGTGCGCTGGACACCCACCCGGTGTCGCCCTCGGCGTTCGGGTTCGGGATGTAGTTGGTGGCCACCAGCACGGACGCGGTCTTGGTGACCTCGATCCCGCCGTCCGGGCCATAGGCGCGGGTCCAGTTGCCGACGTCGGGAGGCACGAAGTACCAGGACTCGGTGTCGGTGAACCCGCCGCCGATCGGCACATCCTCCTCCGGCGGGGTGCCGGGGTCGTCGTCGGAGACGATGTGCACCGCGGTGTCGATGCCCTCGACGTAGGCGTCCAGGTCGTTGTCGGCGGGGATCACCCACAGGTCGCCGCGCTGCTCGATCTCGACCACGTCGCCGACCGCGGGCGGGTCGCCCTGGAACACGATCCCGCAGACCTCGTCCTCGTCCTCGTTGAAGAACACGCAGCAGGTGGTGGCGCCGACCGAGGTGACCACCCCGACCGTCATCCGGGTCGGCTCGGACTGCTGGCTGGTCGGGTACAGGTCGTCGAGGTAGGTGCGCGGCACCCGGTAGGTGGACTGGGCGGCCGGTCCCTCGGGCATCTGCTGGCTGCTCATCTGCCGCTCACCCCGGATCCCGGACGGCGATCGCGCGGGTCCGCATCCGGGTCGCGGACTTCCCGGACAGGTCGAACGCGACCGACTGCACGAAGTGGTCCTCGGCGCGTCCGGCGTACTGGATGCGGACCCGGTCGTCGGGCTCGACCCAGTAGCCGCCGGCCACGTCGAAGTCGAGGTAGCGGACCACGCCGCGGCGGCGGCGCAGGATCCGCTGCGCCTCCTCGAGCTTGTCGGCCTTCTCGCCCGCCTCGACCTTCTGCAGGTCCCGCGGCTCCACGATCGGGAGATACCCGAACGGGCCGCCCCACTCCACCGGCGCGGTGGCCGCCTGGGCGTCGACGTGGTCGGCCCAGGTGACCTTCTTGGTCTCGATGCCGGGCTTCTTCTTGTTCTGGTTCTTCAGCCGCTTGGTGGTGGTGCCGGTCAGGTTCAACCGGACGTAGTTGCAGCCGCCCTCGCGGGACACGGTCGCGGTGACCCCGACCAGGGTGCCGCCCTCGCCGTCCCGGATGGTCGCGACCGGGTTGGTGACGGTGCCGATGTCCGGGCCGACGCCCATGATCACGTCGTCGTAGCTGTCGGTGATCATGTTCCGGACCACCACGGTGCCGTCGTAGTCGAAGAACGTCTCGAACGCCTTGCGGTCGGCGATCTCGGTGCACACCGTCCACCGGCCGGTGCCGGCGTCCGCGGTGTAGTTGGAGATCTCCCTGGTCTTCGCGGCGTCCACCGCGGCCAGGTCGACGATCCGGTCCGGCAGCGCCTCGATGACCAGGTCCTCGATGGTGGCCGCGACCCGCTTGCCCTTGAACCCGCGCTTGCCGAGCAGCAGGAACTCCTCGACCCGCCCGGACAGGTCAGTGCACTCCACGGTGGCGATCTGGGAGGGCCGCTCGTAGGTGTAGGTCTTGATCGGGAAGATCCCCATCAGGATGTTCGGGAACCAGGTGCCGTCGCTCTTGTCGATCCGGCACCACAGCTTGAGCCACTGCCCGAACGGGACCAGCGGGTCGTCGGCGGTGGTGGCCGCGAACGCGTCGCCACCGCCGACCTGCAGAGTCAGCTTGCGCCGCACCGGGTCGCTGCTGTCCAGGGTGAGCTGTCCGCCGGTGATCGGGATGTCGGGCATCAGCAGGTTCTCGGCGCCGCCGGCCAGGGACCGGTAGGCGTTGGCCTGCCAGCGCACGGTGTGCGGCTCGGCGCACCGGGCCTTGAACGCCGCATAGTCGACCGCGGTCCAGCCGCGCCTGGTCAGGTTCCCCATCAGTGCACCGTCACGGTCTTGGACCGGGTGTGCGCGCCGCCGGTGCCGGTGATGCTGCCGTAAACCCGCAGCTTGATCGTGAACCTGCCGCGCCGGGTCCACCGGACCTTGTGCGGCCCCTTGGTGTAGAACTTGCCGACCTGGTTGTTCGAGTGCCCGATGGTCCACTCCCAGGAGTCGAACTGGCCGGTCGAGGTGTCGGCCAGCGTCACCCACTGGTTCCTGGCCGGGGTGGTGTCGGAGATGGTGAAGTTCGCGACCGGCTTGTTCACCAGGTCGTCGTTGTCGCCGGTGCGGTGCACCAGCGGCGTGGTCGGGTCCACCTCCACGAAGTCGATGTGGATGTACCGGAAGTCCGCGGTGGTCTGGGTGACCTGCTCGATCGACACGTCCAGCGGCACCACCCGCAGGTCGTCGAGCAGCATGGTGGCGTCCGACCCGGAGTTGAAGATCACCGGCCGGATCCGGCCGTCGGCGGGGAACACGATCCGGCGCAGGTCGTCGTACTGGCCCAGGTCCCGGGTCAGCAGGGTCAGCGACCCGCGGCGAGCCTCCCGGGTGTCGGCGATGTAGACCGGGTACTGCCGGCCGAGCACCGCCAGCTCGGTGCCCCGCGCGGTGTACTTCATCTCCGGGATGTCGACCACGCACGAGGTGACGTAGAGGCCGAGCTCGCTGGTGGACCGGACCAGCACGTGGCCCTTCTCGTGCGGGCCGGCCTCCATCGCCTGCTCGAGCTCCCGGTCGAAGTGCACCACCTGGGCGCCGAGCACGCCCCGCGAGACCGGGTAGTCGCCGCCGGCCCAGTCCCACTCGGCCGGGCCGACCTGCGCGGTCGCGACCACGAACCAGACCGTCGGCCGCATCGGGCACTCGTAGTCCCGGAACGTCGCGGTCGCCGCGGGCGCGACCCAGCCGACCCGGTGCGCGACCGAGGACCACAGGGCGCGGCGGTCCGGCAGCTCCCGCTCGTAGATCGGGTTCCCGGTGTCGTCGTCGCCGAGGTAGCGCAGCTGCAGCCGCATCACGTCGTACCGGGTGCCGGCGGTCAGGCCGGTGAGCTGGACCTCGACGAACAGGGTCTCGACGTCGTCTTGGGTGACGTTGATCCCGACCACCATCACGGCCTCCGCTTGAGGCTGGTCGACGTCGCGAGGCGTCCGGCCCGCAGCTCCAGGTGGTCGGCGATCTCCGCGCCGTCCAGGTAGACCTTGACCGGGGTCTGCCGGGGCGCCAGCTGGACCACGCCGCCGGGCTGGGTGGTGACCTGGGGTCCGCCGATCCCGGCCCGGTAGCTGGTCGTCCAGGCGCCGCCGCCGGTGCTCGTGGCGCTCGGGGCGGCCAGCGCCCTACCCGCGGCCATCAGGCCCTCGGTGCCGGGCACCGCCGACCGGCCGAAGTCGCTCGACGTCCCACCACCACCGCCTCCGCCTCCGCCTCCGCCGCGGTTCACGGTGGTGACGTAGATGGTGGCGTACCGATCCTTGGCCAGGTCGTTCAACGAGTTGTTCACCGCGGACCACGAGCCGAAGTCGACGATCGGCTTCATGGTCGCCTCGCGGGCCTGGCCGCCGGGCTGGGCGACGTTGTTCAGGGTCTGGTTCGCAGGCGAGGTGTCGGTGACCTTCGGCTCGATCTGGGCCGGGACGTTCTTGGCGCTGGGCCCGTAGATGAGCGCGTCCAGGGCCTCCTGGACCCCCGCGGCCCGACCGGTGATGTACGGGGACAGCGGGATCTTCCGCGGCTTGGTCAGGCCGCCCAGTGCCGCCTGGGCGTCCTCGACCCCGGTCATGGTGGCGCGCAGCTTCGGCCCCGGCCGTGGCAGCCCGATGAAGTTCTTCAGGATCCGGTTCGCGTCCTTGGTGTCGATCCCGGCCTTGATCAGCAGCCCCCGGGTCTTCTGCCGCACCTGCTCATACCAGGCCCGCTGGTCGAAGTTGACGTCGAGCTGCGCCCGGCGGGCGCCCTCCTCGAGGCCCTGCTCGGCGAACGAGGAGATCGTGGACAGCAGCTCGGTCTGCTTGTCCGAGAGCCCCTTGATGTCGCCGATGGTCAGGTCCGCCGGCAGGCTGGTGCCCTCCTTCACGGCGTCCTCGACCTGCTGCTCCAGGCCGGCGGAGTCGATCAGGAACGAGATCCGCAGCCGCTTCCCCTCCCCGATCGCGGCGTACGCGTCGGCGGCGTCCCCGAGCGCGCTGGTCAGGTCCTCGACGGTGACCGTGGCCTCCTGGGTGGCGCCCGTGAGGTCGTCCATCGAGTCCTTGCCGTCCTTGCCCAGCTGGGTCGCCTCGTCGTCGGTGCCAGTGAGCTTGTCCGCCAGCAGGTCGATGGAGTGACCGGTCTTGCTTATCCAGTTCGAGGTACTTTCCAGGGGCGCGGTGAGCAGGTCCTTCCCCGGGACCGCGTCGACGAGCGCATTGAAGATCCGCACGGTGTCGCTGGTGACGTCGGCGACCTCCTGCATCAGGTCGGCGCCGTCCTTGAGCGCGGGCAGGAAGTTGGTGCCGAACTCCTGCCAGGTCTGCTTGGTGGTGTCCCGCAGTGAGGAGAGCTTCCCGTTCAGGGTGTCCATGAGGTCGGGGATCGCGGTCGGGTACTTCTGCGCCAGCGACTTCTGGAGCAGGTCGATCGCGTCGGCGCCGAGCTTCCCCTCGGTGGCCATCTTCTGCACCTCGGGGACGGTCTTGCCCATTGCGTCTGCCAGGGTCGTCCAGGCCGGGATGCCGCGCTCGGAGAGCTGCATCATCTCCTCGGCGTAGATCTGCCCCTTCGTCCGCATCTGCGCGAACACCGAGGCGAGGCCGGTGATGTCCCCGGTGGTGGCCGCCGCCACGTTCCCCAGCTCGTTCAGAGTGCTGGGGAGGTCCTCCAGATCGACGCCGGCGGCCACCAGCATCCTGGTCGCCTCGGTCGCCTGGTCGAGCTCGAACGGGGTCTGCTTGGCCCAGGCCTGCAGAAACTTCAGGGTCTCGGTGCCGCGGCCGCCGGTGAGCGCGTCCAGCTGCACCTGCAGGGTCTCGATGTCGGCCGCGGCCATCCCCGAGGAGTAGGCGACCGCGCCGAGCCCGATCACCAGCGCCCCGGCCGCCCCGGCCGCCCCGGCCGCGCCCATCGCTCCGGCCGCGGCGGTCCCCTCGGCACCCAGCCCCTTGAGCGCCCTCGAGGCGCCACCAGCAGCGCTGGTCAGGCTCCGCAGGCTGCCCGGCACCGGGATCAGGTTCGTGGTCTCCCCGCCGATCTCCCGCAGCGCCGTGCTCATCCCGCGCAGGTTCGACACGGACGCGTCGTCGACGTCGATGGTCGCCTCGATGTCGACCTTCTGCTTCTCCAGATCGTCGATCGCACGACGGACCTTCGCCTCGTCCCGCAGCAGCTGCACCGTGTCCAGGCCCACATCCGGGTGCGCCTTGCGCCGCTCCAGCCCGTCCAGCGCCTTGTTCAGGTTCGCCAGGTCCCGGTTGATCCGGGCGACCTGGATCTCCGGGGTGATGTCGACGCTCTCCTTGTCGAGCGTCTGCACGTCCTTCTGCAGCCCCTCGAGCTGCCTCGCGGCGTCGCTGGTCGCCTTGGTCAGCCCGGTGGTGTCCCCGGTGATCTTGACCTCTAGGGTCTGATCAGCCATCAGACGTCACCGCCTGCGGTCGTACTCCTTGTGACAGGGGACGCAGCGCGGCTCGTAATCATCGGGGTCTGGCGAGTACGGAAGGATCTGGTTGCCGATCGCACCCAGACGTTCCTTCGGCGAGCCGCCTCGGTATGACCACTGGTACGCCGGACAGCCGCAGTCGACGCAGCGATGCAACGACGCTGAGCCGCGCCGCTTGTCGACGCGCGCGTGCGCCATCCGGTAGCCGATGTCATCCGTGGGCGCAGGTCCGTACGGACGCAACTCAAGGTCTCTGTGGCGCCGCCAGCGTTCGTAGTGCATGTGGCACCAGCCGCGTGCGTGAACAGGTTTGCCGCAGTCTCGCTCTGAACAGATACGCTCGGCCACGTTGGGCCACCTCCAAGCCAGGTGTCTCGACGGCCCGCCTGGTGTTCACGCACCGGGCGGGCACTCTCATTCTCCCGGACCCACGCAGCCATGGCTAGAAGTCCCGCAGCACGTCGTCGACCAGGTCTGCCCAGGCCCGGAACACGACCTCGGCGCCGCGGCCCTCGCGAATCGTCGGCGTGAAACCAATAGCCCTGGTGGCCGCGGAAGGCCCGGAACTGCATCGTCGTTCGTCTCTGCACGATCAGGTAGCGGCGGCCCAGCCTCGACGTCGAGTAGTACGTCGTACGACGCCGCCGGCCGCCCCACTCCGACCCCATCGTGTATGGCTTCCCGCCGGCCCGGACCCCGGGCACCCCGGCCTTCATCGTCGACGCCGCGGTCCTGGCGACGCTCGCGGCGTGCGAGCCCTGCGCGGTCCCGGCCGCGCGGATCTCCCGGGCCAGCGGCTCGGCCAGGGTCCGACCCCGACGCGACACCTGGGTCTTCACCTCGCGCGGGATCGACCGCATCGCCTGGATGCTGGACTCCCACCCGGGAGCAGACGCCGCCACCGACAGTCCCGCCATCAGCCGCTCCCTTCGGTGAGGATGTCGATATAGGTCCGGATGACCGCCTCGTCCTCGGCCTCGAGCACCGACACCGGGAACCCGGTGCGCAGGCTCAGCTTGCAGAGGAGCCGCCCCCACGACTCCTCTTGGTAGGGCGGGTCTCGGTCGCCGGCTTGTTGCGGGCGACCTGGAGCCCGACGCAGGCCTCGTCGAAGACCGCCCAGTCCTTCAGCTTCCCGTCGAGCAGGCCCTGGCGTACGGCGGCGTGCCAGCCCAGCCAGGTGAGCATCGACAGCGACCTCGGCTCGCCCAGGATGGTCTTGTCGAACTGCTCCTCCCACTTGCGCATGTCGAAGCCGTTGAAGGTGACCCGCACCGGCTCCTCGCGGTCCTCGATCTCCAGGTCGAGCGTCTCGCCCAGCGGCATCTCAGCCCTCCTCCCACAGGGTCAGCAGCTCGGCCTTGGTCCAGGCCTGCAGCTCCTCCTCGGTGCCGTACCCGGCCGCCACCGCGGCGGCGAGGATCTCGGCCTTGGTGTTCGCCATCGTCGGCGCCACGCCCGCGGTTCCCGGCACTGCCGGTGCTTCCTGCGCGAGCATCATCAAGGGGCCAGCGCAACCTCGGCCGGGGTGCCGACCACGTCGAGGGTCTGCTCGAACGCCAGCGGATCCCCGGCCGACCCGCCGAACGGCACGTCGCCGGTGGGCTTGCACTGCCCGGACCGCCAGGCCGCGGCCGGGTCGCCGAGCGCGACCTCGAAGTCGATCTCGGACACCGGGTCGGTGGTGTAGGCGGTGTGGATGATGTTGCAGACGCCGTCGACGTCGGTCCAGTCCTGGAACCCGGCCACGTTCAGCTTGTAGGCCGGGGTCGCGAACGTCTCGGTGCCGCAGAACGTCTGCGCCTCGCTGGTGGACGGCTCGTCGACGACCTCGGCGGTGTTCAGCTGGCACTCGTACTGCAGCGCGGTCGCGCCCTCGCCCAGCTTGAGGGTGAGCTTCCTGATCAGTGTTGCCATGCGAGGTCTCCTTCAGATACGCAGGTTGAATCGTTGGGCGGGTACCAGTACGTCGCCGACGGGGACGGACTGCGGCTCGGCCGTCTCGACCCAGCCGACCTTGAGCAGGGCCTCGCGCACCGGCTCGAGG